CGCACCCCCCACTCCCCTGTATACATATATTATGTTCACCCCCTGGATTTTTTCCAGTTTTCCAAAATTGGAAGATGCCGGCCCATAACCACTGGTGATGGGCAACTTCTTCCGCAACCTGTTCGCTGCTTTCCGCGGCATCGACGGTTTTGGTCAAAGCCGGTCACCGAAGTGGCGGTCGGTGCGAGATGCCCATGTAGCCCGCCAGCCGGCCTGCCAAGCCTGCGGGCGTTCCAGGGATGTCGATGTCCATCACATCATTCCCTTCCACCAGAGGCCCGATCTGGAGCTTGAGCCGACGAATCTGATCACTCTCTGCTCATCCCCATGCCATCTGGTTCACGGCCACTTCATGTCGTGGAATCGCTGGAACCCGACGGTCGTATCTGACTGTGAGAGGTATCGAATAAAGCTGCTGGCTGCCAAGGGTTCGTCGCGTTGATACTGGCGGCATGATGCTGCAGCTGAATCCTCCGGTCTGGGTGCAAACGCCGCTGGGTGAGGGCCATGCCATTCTGGTGATTGACTACGGCCCTTCCATCAACAGTATCTGGGCGGTTCACATCTTTGAGTCAGGTGAATTGGTTCACATTGATTCGTCGGAACTACGGGTCATGGGCAACGAAATGTGGGGGATTGGACATCCATGCAAGCCGAGCCGGTCGATGAACAAGTGAGGTTGAGGCTGATCATCGCGGACTACGCGAAGATTTGTGAAGCAAGCAGTCGAGAAATAGCGGGGCTGAGATGCCGGATCAAGAAGCTGGAGCGGTTGCTGGAGACAAAGGCAGTGAAATGCTTGCAGCCATGCACCGACGATTCAGAGAGCAATGCATCGCAGCAGGCACTTTCCGTCCAATAACTGAGGAGGAGCTTCAGCGGGAGATTGCCCGGTGGCGGGCAGAGTGTGAGCGGGAGCCGGATGTCAGAAGAGTAAGGAGAAGAGCTAGTGCAAGGCGTAGGTAAGCGGCGGCGGCGGAAGCGTTATGAGGCTATTGGCGGGCCGATTTGTGGGCAGAAGTTTCCGCTCACCGACGACGGCTGGCTGGGGATTGAGCATTGCGATGACGAGACAGAGCAGCATTGGTATCGGCTGTGCGTTGTTGAGGACTCATGCGGCAAGCGGGCCAGGTTCTGGCATTACCTTGGCCGGCGGCCTATCTCAGGTCCGCCCTACCTGTTTCCGGCCAAGCGTCACTTCAAATGACAGATCGCCTTGGCCCGATGCCATGAATACCAGCGAAGGAGCTACTTATGGCAAAGCAGAAAAGCAAGGACAGCAGTGCCGACATCAAGCAGAGGCTCAACAAAGAGTACAGCAAGATGAAGGACAAGCGGGCGAAGCAGAGGTACAAGCAGAAAGAGAAGCAGAGCAAGTCACAATGCACCTGCGATCAGTAGCATGTCTCCGCTGTACCAAGGCTTCCGGGAAGAAATCTGGAGCCGGCTGCCTGCTAAGAAGCACAAGGCCGGCAAGGAAGTCGTCCTTGACTTAATCGACGCTTGCGTCCAGGAGTTCCCGGCGGAGGAGTTTGCCCAATCCAACTCAGGCGAAACCGGGGAACTCAAGGCCAGCTGGGAGCTTTGCAAGTCAATCAAGCGGCATGCGGCAGTTCTCTACGGCGAAAAGTTCTCCAGCCTTTGGCTGATCGCCCTCCAGGTGCTGGTCCCAATAATCATCGAACTCATTCTTCAGTGGTGGCGAAGAGATGGAAAGAATCGTCGGCGACTCGCAATCTGGCGGAGCAGGTGGCGCGACTAAGGATCGGTTCGGCAAGGACAGCCAGCTGCAGCCAGAGTTCTATCGCCAATACGCCCTTCACCGGTTAAACCAGCTTCGCGGCAACAAGCTGAAGGGCAAGGAGGTCCCGGCGGCTGAATCGACGCTTCTTTCGCAGAACCCGTTCCCCGGCCTGGGCCGGGTGGCAGCACCGGTGCTGTCAGAAGCCGAGCAGAAGCGAATGGCTGCTCAGGGGCGGGGCCTATCGACCGGCGACACGGCGATCCTCAGCAACTGGGACCAGTACCTGCCGGACCTCAACAATGCAATCAGCCGTGAGCAGCGGGAGGCATATGAGCCTAGCCCGGAGCATGACCGGTTCATGCAGGCAGTGGACGAGGCTATGGACCTGCCGGTAGTCCCATACCAGCGGCTGTATGAGCAGTTTGGCGGCCGGCCTCCGACGGAAGAGCTAGAGGCTCTTGGGTATACCGGCGGCGACCTCACGCCGCGGCAGTATGTGGCCCTCATGCCGACCTTTATGAAGCAGCGGATTGTCCTGACCGCCGATCCTGGGGAGGTCGATGCGGCGTTGCAAGGCGTGGACGACAATGCAGAAGGCATTGTGGACTTGGTGACTGATGGGCTGAAGGCCAGGGACGGCCTGACCGCCTCGTCGCTGGCGGTGGGTGGCGGAACACCGGCCCAGGAGCTTGTGACGTTTGCGACCAGCAACCTGCTGGCGTCGATTGAGAGCGGGGAGTTCGACGGCGACTTTGCCGACCCTGCTTCGATGTCGCTGCGGGACAAGGAACTTGCCGGCATCGGCGAGAACCAGCTGGCGACGGAGGGCGCCAGGAAGAACGTCCAGCGAAAGGTGGTTGGCGATCTGCTGCGTACCTTCCAGGACGGCCGGTTCGCCCCGGACTACGCTCATTTCGTGCCGGCCACCATTGCGTCGATGCACTACATGGACGGCGATCAGCGGGCGGTTGACCGGATGAATCGCACAATGGACCCCAATGTCTTCCGCGGCCGGTCCCAGATAGCGTTGGACAAGTTTGAGCGAAACCGCGGGCGGACCGGCGACCTGACAACCACCATGCCAGAGGGCCGGTCGGCTCTTGACGACGACTTCACTTTCAACCGCCTTGTCAGTGCCACCCATGACCCATCCTCCTGGCTTGGCCGGAATGTGGGTCAGCCCGGCATGAACTACCTGAGTTCGGTGGCTGGCATAAAGGGCGACCTGGCTGCCAGGAACCAGGCTTCATATATGTACAATCGGGCGCAGCCGCTCCACTATGACGCCGACACCCAGGAGTCGGCGGCTGACAAGGTGCTGCGGGCAAATCAGCAATACCGTTTGGGACCAGAGCGGTTCAATACTTGGTTCAACCCGGCATTCCAGCAGCTGACGGAAACGGTGACCGGGGTTCCTGTGAAACCGAACCTTGGCACTCAAGGATCACAGATTCTGCCCTCTGTCCTTCATGGCCTGACGCAAAACCCATACGCAGCCGGAACGATGGGGCTGAGTACTGCCGGCAACTTCTTTGGCCGCGGAGGAAATTTGTTTTCAAAGGCAGCCGCGGCGTCGGGGTCTGCGGCCGGCGAGGTGAGTGAGGAACTATTTGAGGAGCTTGGGCAGCAGATGGTGGAAGCCGGAAGTCCATCAGATGTCATCAAGTCCTTGTCTGAGCCAAAGAAGTACAGCCCGTTCATCGTAACCCCGACCTATGACATGAACCAGGGCCGGGACAATCGGGCATTGGCTCCAATGTCTGTCAAAGACGACCTCTGGGGAACCCGCGACGAAGCAGTTGAGTACTGGGACGGCATCACCAAGCAGCAGGAGAGGGATTACCAGCGGCAATTCCCGTCCGAAGAACCGTCACGGCGGGGCAGCATGGTCCGGGTCACCAGCCGCGGGAGAAGATAATAATGCTGGCACTTGGCTCTGCCGGCCGGCCAGACTTACAGATGTCTCTCTTAGGAGGAAAGCATGGCTGAAGAAGATGTCGAGCCGGTAGAAGACAGTAGCGTTGAGTCGATGGAGGCCCCTGAGTCATCTTCCGATGATTCACAAATGTCGGCTTCCGAGCCGGCGGAGCAGGTCGAGGCCCCGGCAGCAGCGGCCCCCCAGGAGGCAAACTACTGGGGAGCGTTCCGGCAGCTTCCGCAGTTCCAGGGCGCGGGCGACAGAGATATCGCCGCCCGCTTGTATGAGGCTCTTCAGCAGGAGCAGGCTGCGGCCCAAGCCCTCCAGCAGTATCAAAGCATTGCTCCGGTTGCCAGCGAATACCTTTCAAACAAGCCGCAGTATGAGCAGTGGCTGAAGTCTCAGCAGCAGGCTCAACAGCCGCAGCAGCCGCAGGCCCAGCAGGAAAAGCCCTGGTGGAATCCGCCAGAAGTCAAGGACATCTACAAGCAGTATCTTTCGAGGGACGAAAATGGTCGAGAGGTTATCGATCCTAATGCGCCTCTTGAGGCGCGTCATGCCCTGCAGGAGTACCAGAGCTACAAGGCGGAGTTCGCTAAGAGGTTTCTGGAGAACCCTGAGCAGACGCTAGGGCCGATGGTCGAGCGGGTTGCGATGGAGCGGGCAGAAAGCATCGTCAACCAGAAGCTTGGCCGCATGAAGGACGAACAATTCGTCCAGCAGCTAGAGGCAGAGAACGCGGATTGGCTTTACGATGCCAACAGGCAGCCGACTCCTGAGGGCCTTGCCGTCCAGAAGTACATTGCCCAAGCAGCACAGCTTGGGATCAACGGCGCCCAGGCGAGGTGGGACTATTCAAGGGCGATGGTCGAACGCGACCTCATGCTCAGTCTCATGCAGCAGCAACAAGCACCGCCACAAAATTTTGCACCGCCTGTGCCGGAACAGCCGCAGCCTGCCATAAACCCCAGTGAGCAGCAGGCGCAGCAGAACATGCAGTACTTGCGGCAACAGGCTATGCGGACGGCGAGTCAGCGGCCTGCACAGACTACTGGCGCTAGGATTCCACAAAAGAAAATGACCTTTGAGGAAATGCTGACTGCAAACCTCAAAAACGAAGGTCTTATCTAAGCCTGACAGGAAAGGTTAACTAAATGGCGAGTCCGACCGACTGGAGCCGAGTTATCGGCACGACGATTGTAAACCATCTCCGGGAAGAGGAGTTGGCGACGTTTCGTAAGTTTAAGATTTGGGCCATGCTTGAGAGCAGTGGCAACGTCGTGATGAACCAATCTGGTCGCGGCATGGACTGGAATGTTCGTTACCGCAACGCACCTGTCACCGGTAACACAGGTGACACTCCGCGGACCTTCAGCCGTGTTAATATGTGGAAGCGCGCAGAGCTTCCTTGGCGTGGCTTTTCTGCCCAGGATAGCATTTATCGTCGTGAGCTTCTGGAGAACCGCGGCCAGCAGGCCCTGGTTGATGTCGCTTCCAAGATGGCCGAGCGACTCAAGGAGTCGATGGAGCAGCACCTGAGCTACCAGCCCTACCGGGATGGCGATGCGTCCGGCGCTGAGAATGACTTCCACGGCCTCGACTCATTCCTTGGGTACACCAAGGGCCGGACGATTGATGAGTCGGGTGCGGGCTTTGCTACGCCGAAGGACAATGCCACTACTGGCACTGATCGGTTCGGGTTTCCCGAAGACACCTACGCCGGGCTGAACACCAAGCTTGGCTACTACGGTGGTGGCCGGATTGACGGTGAAGACACCAGCACCTGGCCGCATACCCCGGTCGATCCAGAAGCGGACTTCTACAGCCCTCTGATCGTCAATTACAACGGCGACTTCACAGAGTCCGGCGCTGCCGGCAACTGGAAGACGAATTGCGTGTTTGCTATGAGAGAAGGAATTCATGGGGCAAAACGCAATGATACAAAGGAAGCAGCCATTGATATGGTTGTACTGGATAGGAACCTTTACACGACCTTCCTCAACTCGTATCGCAACGACGAGCGGATCATGGTCAGCAAGGAGCAGGGGCTGAAGGCTCTGGGCTTCGACGCTGTTAGCCTTGATGGTGTCGAGGTTACTTCTGAGTACGCCTGCCCGGCTGGCCGCGGGTACGGGCTTTCGATTGGTAATATGGAATTACGGTGCCTTGAGAATCAATTGTTCGTTGCCGAGGGACCGTTCTTTTCAGAGGAAACAATGGCGTATAGGTACGCCTGCTCAACCCTTGGTAACCTCCGCTGCCGTAGTCCGCGGAACTTCTTCCTTCTCGCCCCCGTCACCGACGCAGCCTAATTAGGAGTCGCTAACAGAATGAGTGCAATTTTCTCTGATCCGACGTTTCGTCGTGGCTCGACGCTCCTGGGCGGCGAGACAATCGAAACTGACGCCAATGGCCCGATTGCCGGTCGAGAGATCGTCGGTCAGGTCAAGATTTTCCAGGACGTTGTTCCCACCGGCAAGGGTGAGCGGAAGTCGAACCGGCTGGTTTACTGTGTGGCCGCCCGCTACACCGGCTCGACGGTATCGGATGCGACTACTGTCGCCGGAAAAGTGATGAAGTTTGCCGCATCTTCACCGCTGACTGAGGTCGATGGTACTGAAGCTGTCAACGGCGATGTGCATGAAGTTGCAGTGGGCGTTGTCGATGAGTACCTGGCCGGCGAACTCCGCCAGAATGACATCATCTGGCTTGTCGTGAAAGGGCCGACGACGGTCAAGAAGGCAGCTGCGACTGCCATTGGCGATGGTGTGGCTGTCGAGGTTACTGGCACTGATGGTCTGATCCAGGCCCAGGCCAGCGGTAACGTCCTGGGCCAGCACATTGGTGACGACCAGGCTCCGAAGACTGTCGGTGCGGGTGAAGGAGTGCGGGTCAACCTGCACTGCAACTTCATCTGATTTCTGACAGAAACTGTCAAAAAGTGACACCCCGCAGCACATTAAATGCTGCGGGGTGTTATTATATGTAGACCATGAGCGAACGAACTTGCGTCGATTGCGGCAGCACCTACCCGCTGGATAAGAAACATTTCCGGTGGAAGGACGACAAGTTCACTAATGACTGTCGCTTGTGTCGGTCGAAGAAGCGGGCCGCTGCCCGCGACCGCAAGAAGGTCAAGCAGCAGAACGAACTTGAGCAGATCGAAGCGGGCGGCGTTGATCTGTTCCTCAAGTCGATTAGCAAGGGCGGGTCTAACATCCCGCACAGTGCCGAGCTAATCGAAAAGGTGTTTGAGTACTTCGGTGGTGTTTCCGGCTTCTCTGCTGTTGTCGTCAAACAGTACTGGGATTCCAAGCCTGGCAGTTCAGCCAGGAACCGACTGCTGGAAACCATGTGCCGCCTGGTTAGCAAGAACGTCGAACAGGGTGGGGCCAGGAAGCCTTTGTCCTTGTGGAGTGAAGAAGAGCTTGAACAGGAGCTAGACAGCCGCTTTAAGCAAGCGGTCGCCGCCTATGCAGGAGTAACTGTCGATGCAATCTCGCAGGAAGAAGCACCCAAAAGTCTCCCCGCCCCCGATCCCGAATGTGCCGGACCTGACGCAGTTCCAGCGGGATTCCATCAAGGAATTGCAGGGGGAACTCAGGGATCGGAAAACAGAGGCACTGAAGCTGTACCGCGCCAACCCGACGCAGGAGCAGATTCACGCCTGCAAGGCGAGTGAAATTCTAGTTATCGGGGGGAATCGTTCCGGCAAGTCTCTTTGCACATTTGTCGAGGATGCTAGGGCTGTCACCGGCCAAGACCCCTACAACAAATACCCGAAGAAGGATGGCAATCTCATCATTATCGGGAAGGACTGGAAGCATATCGGCCTGGTCGTGTACAAGATGCTCTTCGCTCCGGGGGCTTTCAAGATCATCAAGGACGAAGCGACGGGAGAGTGGCGGGCATACAATCCCGCTACCGATAAGTGGCGGTCGGGCGAGGCAAAGCCCGCGCCTCCGCTCATACCGAAGCGTTTTATTAAATCTAGCAGTTGGGTCTTAAAGAGTGCGCAGTATATCCAGCAGTGCAATCTCACTACTGGCTGGACTATCTACTTTTTCTCAAGTGAGGGCGATCCCCAGCAGGGCTACCAGGCCGACCGCATACATTGTGACGAGGATATTAACAATACGGCTCATATACCAGAGGCCCAGGCTCGACTTGCTGACCGCAAAGGCTGCTTTTGTTGGTCGGCTATGCCACATTCGACCAATGATGCCCTGCTGAATCTCAAGGAGCGGGCGGATCAAAGTGAGGCCGATCTAGGCGACCAATCGCCGATTCGCCAGTTCAAGCTGAGATTCCTCGACAACCCATTCATTGATGAAGAGGAAAAGAGAAAGAACTTAGACCGGTGGGCGGCGGCCGGCGAAGATGTCGTCAGGATGCGGGCGGAAGGCGACTTCATTACCGACTCAATCTTGATGTACCCCACCTTTGAAATGTCAATCCACGGCATGGACCGGGAGCAGCTACCAGATCGCGAAATCCCGTCCGATTGGTGCAGGTACGCGGTGGTGGACCCAGGACACACCGTCACCGGCGTTTTGTTTGCGGCAGTCCCGCCGACGGACGACTACGTCCTGCTCTATGACGAACTCTATCTGCGGCAGTGCAACGCCAGGATATTTGGTGAACAGTTTGCAAAGAAGACGCTAGGAAGGCACTTCCATGCTTTTATTGTGGACGCACACGGCGGTCGTCTTAGGGATATTGGTAGCGGCCGTTTGCCTGTTGAGCAGTACACAGAGCAGCTGCTGAATTACGGGGTCAGGAGCCAGATCACTGGGGCGTCATTCCTGGCGGGGTGCGATGACGTT